TCTCCATCATCAGGACAAGTAATAATAAGTTCTACGGATTCACCTACAGATTTTGCTCTGATATTTAAAAACAAATATTCGATATCAAAACTTGGAAGTGAATCAATTTTAATTCCTCTGGTCAAAACACAGTTCTTCAATACATCTTTAACTGCATTTGTGATTTGAGTTGTATTACCACTCTCCATAGCAATAATCAAAACTTTTTCTTCCTTAACAAGGAAAGGTCTGTATTTAATTTGTTTTTTATTTGATGGAAGAGTCAACTCAAAAGTTGGAGTTATAATCTTTGGTAAAGGCATTTTAAAATATAAAATTCAGTTGTGATTATTTAGGTCTTGGATTAAAGTTATATACATCATAATTAAAAGTGACAGTAGTTCTCAATAAACTTGATTGGTCATAAGAAAGTGGAATGGAACTTATATTAACTGGATAGGCATTTCTTAAAGTATATTCACATCTATTATCAGGAGGTCCATAAACTCCTCCTTCAACTAATCTTTGATTTGGTTTTCTAAAGTTTCTTTCAAACTTTGTAATTTGCACTTCGCTCTTATAAGTTTCTGGATAATTAAACTTATTATATGATGCTCCAGTAACTCCAGAATTAGGTGATATTTTAGCCATCCAATCATCAAAATATTTTAAAACTTTATAATCATAATCTACATAGAAAGTTACATCAACAGGGGGATAAATTCTTTTATTGGCAAAGGTTTCTGTTACACCTTGTCTATCACCAAAAACTTCAGTTGTTTGGTATGATGTTCCTGGAAGAACTGCTTCATTTGCTAAAAAATTTATATCATCATTACTTACACTACTAATTCCCCCAGGAATAAAAACATTAAAATATGCAGATAAAGACGGTTTAAACCTACTGACAATATTATCAGTAGGATAATATAATTGTTGATAGGGTGTTGCCATCTAAATAATTGGAAGTGCCTATATTATATGTATGAGCTATAAGGGTATCTATAAACCAGAACATCCACAAAAGTATATTGGAGACCCAAAGAATATCATTTATAGGTCACTCTGGGAGCGCAAGTTCATGCACTACTGTGATGTAAATGAAAATATACTCAAGTGGTCTAGTGAAGAAATATGGATACCTTACCTATCTCCATTAGATAAAAGAGTTCACAAATACTTCCCTGATTTTTTTATTAGATACAAAGATGCCTCTGGAATTGTTAAAGAAAGTTTGATTGAAATCAAACCTAAAAGGCAGGTAGCTGGTCCTAAACCTAGTAAGAGGGTAACTCAAAAACAAATGTATGAGATAAAAGAGTTTGCTAAAAATCAAGCAAAGTGGAAAGCAGCAGAAGAGTTTTGTGCTGATAGAAGATGGTCATTCCAAATCCTAACGGAGGATAATCTTGGCGTATAAAACTATCTTTGAAGAAATACAAGAAAGAACTGGTGGGAAAAAACAATCAAGAGAATGGTATAGGAGAGAATTAGAAAATTCATCACCAAGAAATATTATAAATGATGAAAGGTCTGATGAAGTTGGTGATGAATTAGAACGAGATGCTAATAAAGTTACAACCTTTCCAAGGTTATTCAACCTAATGTATTATGATTACAAAGCAATAACACGAAGAGACCTTCCATTCTATGATAAGCATCCTTTAGCATTTGTTTTAGAGATTGATGCAAAATCATTCTTTGCTGTAAATCTACACTACTATTCTCCAGAAGAAAGGATGGGTCTTATTGCAAGTTTAGCAGCAGATAAAATACCAAAGTTTCGTAAAGGCGCACATAAATACTTAATATCAGAAGTAAGAAGTCCTTACTTAATCTTAGCACAGCAAGAATGGCAAACTATGTGTCTATTACCAGTAGAGGAATTTGTAAGGGACTTGGGTGGGGTAGAGATACCAATCCGTTCAGACAAGGTGTGGGGTAGATAAATGGCTGCTAAGTTTTTATCAAAATCAAATAATAAAACTTTTCAAATAAATGTAGATCCTGACGGTAATTTTGTTATTTTAAATTCTACAGGAACACAAGAATTACTTACAGGAAATTCAAATAAACCAGCATCCAAAGTAGTAACTGTAGATGGAGCTGGACCTTTTTTAGAAGGATTAAGCACTAGAAATTTAATAACTGATTCATTAGAAGTAGCAAAAACTCTTTCACCTAATGTATCTCAAACTACTCCCCCGCCACCAAGAAGAACGCAAGAAAATCCAACTGGTGCAGATCCTGGAAATAATCCAGCAAACGATGCAGCAAACGATGCAAATCCAGATTTAAGTTCATTTAATACTGCACTTAAAGATTTGCAAACAGATCAAACTTCCAATTCTTATAAGAACTGGTATTATCCAGAAAATATTGCAAATCGCAACCAAGATCGTGTGTTTATACAAATGTTAAAGTATGTAACACCAGACATTAATACATCTGGAAGTGCTTTTGCTGGAGCACTATCAAATAGAGAAAATGACTTTGCTACTAAATCCCAAATACTTGGTTCTGTGACTTTACCTATGACTAATAATCTAACAGAATCAGTTGAAGTTGATTGGGGTTCTGATAAGTTATCTTCTATTGCTGCTGGATTGATGGCAGGTGGAACACAGGTAGTAAAAGATGCTGCAGGAGGTAAATTAATTGGAGCACTTAATACTCTTGGAGGAACTATTGGAAATGGTTTGGAAAATCAAGGAATTGCTGGAAGAGCAAACCAATATCTTGCAGCAAAAGCTGCTGCAAATTTAATTAGTGGGATAGGGTTTCAAATAAATCCAGAGTCATACCTTACAAGAAGAACTGGAACTATTCCAAATCCAAACTTAGAATTACTTTTTAATGGTCCAAAACTAAAAGCATTTGGTCTTGCATTTAGATTAACACCAAGAAGTGAAAAAGAAGCAATTCAGATTAGAAATATCATTAAGTTTTTTAAAAAAGGAATGGCTCCAATAAGAGGAAACAATAAACAGACTAGTTTCTTTTTAGGAACCCCCAATGTTTTTACAGTTAAATTTTTACCTTCGGAAAAGGGTTCTGAATTATTGAGTTTACCTCAATTTAAAACTTGTGCATTAATTACTTGTGGGGTTAATTATACTCCTGATGGTCTTTATGCTGCATATAAAGATTCTAAAGTAACATCACAACCAATTTCAGTTACTCTTCAATTAGGATTTAGTGAATTGACTCCTGTATATAACAGTGATTATGAGTTTCCTGAAAAAGAACTTGGTAGTGTTGGACCTGATAGAAATTTGTTTGGAGGATTATCAGTTATTCCACAAGAAGGAGATCCTAACTTTATTGGACCAGTAAGAGGAAGAAATTAATGACGTATTTCAGAGAAGTATCGGACTTACTTTACCAGTCCCAACAACCAAATAGAAACTCTTCTTATGATTATGTAAGAGTCAAGAATCTATTTCGTAGAGCAAAGATTCGTGATGACTTCTTTAAAAATGCAGTTACCTTTACCAAGTATAAAATTATAGGCGAAGAACGACCAGAACAAATAGCAGAAAAACTTTATGGTAGTTCTACCTATGATTGGGTAGTTCTTATCTCAAATAATATTATTAATTTAAGAACCGAATGGCCTTTATCTGATGCAGAGTTCTCTGAATACTTAGATAGAAAGTATACTCAGGCAGAACTTGTAGCACCTCATCATTATGAAACAACAGCAGTCATAGATTCAAAAGGAAAACTTGTAGTTCCTGCTGGTAAAATTGTAGATTCAAACTTTTCTATAACCTATTATGATCAAGTATCAGTAACCAAGAATCCAGTTAAGATGATAAGTGTTTATGAATATGAAATCCAACAGAATGATAAGAAAAGAAATATCTATGTACTAAGAAGCAGATACTTACAAACTGCTATTGATGATATGAAGAGGATTATGTCTTATGGTTTCTCTTCTCAATATGTAAATGATTCTACTAAAAAGGGAGAGAACTTAAGAGTCCTCTCCCCTAGATAATCACTCTTCAGCCAATCGCTGGAAGTAACTTAGTGTATCATCCTCATCTTCATCTGTTGAAGATTTAGAGATAGTGAATGATGGTTCCTTCTTAGGAGGAGCAGAAAACTCTTCCTCATTCTCAAAGGATTCATCAACCTTAGGTTGTGCTTTGGGTTTGCCCAAAACTGATTTCAAACGAGTATCAAGTTGATCATAGGTCTTCATAGATTCTGGATTAGTAAACTCTGCAAGAGAGTATGCTTTTTTCCAGATTCCTTCAAGCACATCATCATCAAAATCTCCAAGAGTACCAGGAGATTCAAACTCTGATTTATCATAGTTCCAGTAACCATCCTTCTTAGTAATTTTTACTTTGAAGTTAGCACCAGCCCAGAAATCAAAAGGATTGATTGGAGTTTCATCCTCAAACTCTGGTTGCATAGCAGCCATAATCTTATCAAAGATTTTTTTCCCATACTTATAAAGGAACACACGACCTTCATTTTCGGGGTGTGACTTATCACTCACAACATAAATGTTTGAATAGTAAGACAGTTTGCGCTTACGCTCACGAACAATCTCTTGATTTGCTTTACTACCTGTGTTCCACAACTCACGGTTTGCTTCACACACAGGACAGTTTTGATTAACTGTAGTCAGGCAGTTATCAATAAACCACCCACCAGTACCTTGGAATGCATGAGTATACACCTTTGCCCATGGAAGGTCTTCACCTTCTGGTGCAGTAAGAAAGCGAATAACAGCAAAACCATTACCTGCTTTATCTACCTCAGGCTTCCACAGACGATCATCTGAAGAACCACTGGATGTATTCATCTTCTCAACTTCTTGAACTAGTTTAGAAGTCAAAGAACCAAGACTGGATTTCTTTTTAAGGTCGGAAAACGACATTAGATTACCTCGGATTAATAGGATTGGTAGGATTAATTATCCACAGACATCATAGCAAAGCAGAGGCTACTTGTCAACCTCTGCTTCCCTTTTAATTCTTTGGATAACCTTGTTCATATTTTCAAAAATAATAGTCATATCACCAGAATTTCCATACCCAAGAAGCTTTGAAGATTCTAAAATACGGTTCTTCATTTCAATTGCTTCTGGGTCATCAGATAAACTTACCCTTGTATACAATATCTTTTGTCTTTCTAACAATTCAGACAAAAGATTAACATGTTCTAACTTTTCTACCTTAGACATTATAGGCAATCTTAATACGCTTCTTGTCAATTGCCTTTGAAGAGTTTCTATACTCTTCAATTCCTTCTTTACTATCTCCGAATCAAAGAAAGACATATACCCTCTACACAATATTCCTTAAAACTTTTTTGTAATCCTCTACATCAATATTTAGGAATGGAGAATATTTTTGTATCTTTAGTGACATTAATTCCCATACAGGGTCCAAAAGTTTCTTATCAAAATTGTTCCTGAACAGGAATATTTTATCCCAAATGACTAGTGTTTCTATACTAATTTTCCCACTCAGGAACATTTTAAGAACAGGAGGATGTTGCTTTGAACAATCAAATAACTGTTCTAGGTTGTTTGAAGACAACATTTGTTCTGATTCTTGAGTAAACAAGTACTTCAAACTTTGTTGTTTCTTCTGCCATTCTTTGTAGCAGGTATCTCCTTCTCTTATGACATTACCAATCCATACACTTGATGAATCATCTGCTTCTACCAAGTTGGCAACAAAGAACTCTTTAATTTCATTATCATCCTTTTGCCTACTAATTCTTTCAAACCAATACTTATCTTTACGCTTTTCAAATGATGCTACTGATGCCCTTGACTTACCTG